GTTGAAGCTGCACTGTCGCAAGCCCTTTGTCGCAAAACCTTGCTTTGATCGGGTTTACAAACAGGCTTCTTTCGCCTGATGCGTTACAAATCTTGGCCCTAACCGCGTTCTGCCGGTCCTTAATGGCTGGCGCGGCGCGTGCAACCTTGCGGCTAAATGACCACCCTGCGCTTCGCAGCACGTCTTCTATTTCTGTGTAGTCCGAAGCGTGGCCGTGCTTTTCGCCCGCGCGTCCGGCTGGATCGCCGTAAACGTCAACATGCTTATTCTTGTGGCCCTTGTATCGCTCCACAAACTCGGTTGCCGATTGCCGCGATACCGCGCTTGTCAAAACGATCTCATCCAGCAGGAACAGATCCTTACCCCGCACGACGCCAATGGCAGACGAAAGCGGCGTAAAGTTCTGATCATGCATCCAGCTTAGGCGCTCGTGCGGTTGTATGGTTTCGCCCGTGTGGTTCGCGTTCGTGTAATCCTCGTATATCCGACCCGTCGCGGTTTCAAAGCTGGCTTCGAACTCTTGCAGGAATTGCTTGTTGCTCATAACCCGCTTGGCCGATGCAATCACGTCGGGCGGCAAGATTTCCGAAGATTTCCAATGGTAAGCGGCCCAGTCAGCATCTCCAGACGTTAGGGCGTATTGGTACATGTCATAATAGTGGTTAAGCCCGTCCGGCACACCGATAAGCCAGCACCACGCCCGATAGTCGGGGCGCAATGGCGAAACCGTATTCAACGCTGGCAAGATGTTTGACTGCCACGCGCTTTCTTTCACGTCTGCAATTTCATCAATCACACCGCCCGTCCACGGTATGCCCTCAATCCGCTGTGGCTTGTCTAGGCCAATCAAGTGGATTTCAGACCCGTTGGGCATGAATATCTTAAGGTCGCTTTCACTGGGTCGCTTTGGGTGCGCTGCGCTGAACGTTAGCGCCTTCATATCATCCCAAAAGATTTTCTTAACCTGGTCACGGGTTGGTGCCGCGCAGAAGTACAATTCCCCGGCGTTTTTCATCGCCTGCTTGGCAACATATCTCTTGGCACGTTCGGTCTTGCCAGATCGCCGCCCTGCTGGAACAACCTTAAACCGCACAACCTCATCACGCAGCCGGACTTGCTCCGGTATGTCGATAAGCGGATACCACCGCGCGGCTTGGCGATCTAAGACAATGCTCACCCGTTAAGCCGATCTGCCACGTCACGCAATGCAGCCGCTACGGCATCCGCACCAGTTAGGCCTGCGTCCTTATCGCTAAACATGCCAAGATGCTTGCCCAACAATTCAGCGCCTTTGAGAACGCCAGTTGCATTGAATGTATATGCGGGAACCATATCGCCGTCTGGAGTTTCAACCAAGACAGCTTGGCCCTGACGGTCCGTTACGGCTTCTGCTTGCTTGCAACGCTGCATTGTCTCAAAGATGCTTGAAAGCACATAATCGACTGTTATTTCTGTTCGCTGCGAACGCTTAGCCTGCGCTGATGCAATGGCCGCTGCAATACCAGTTTTACCTAGTAGCTGAGAACCCTGCTTATCGGCGGTCTTTTCGCTGTATCCGGATCGGATTGCGGCCTGCGTTGCGTTTAGGTCAATCAAGTATTCTTCGACAAACCTTTGCTGTTTTGGTGTAAGCGTCATTTCGGCATCCCGCCTTGTCTATATCGCGGCATCCCGCCGCAACGCAAAATGCAGGCAAGGTTGACCCGCCCGCATTTCATCTGATTATGACAAAAATAACCGATTGAGCGGGACATGTCAACACATAGCGCACAGACCCCGATCCAGCATTGCAAACCGTTGGGCATCATTGCCGCCATTCCGGCCTTGCATTGATCGTAGCGGGTTATCGTCTAGCACAACGTGCGCTATGATGGGCAGGCAATCGCTGGGGATGCTGGCGCGCATTGTGTAGTATTCTCGCCTGCTGTCGATCAGTGTTGCCATGGGCTCGCTACAGCCGCCCACCCGCACGTCGTCAATTGCCGCGATAGGGTCTTTCGCAGGGTGCCCCTGATATGCTGCAAAAAGGCGATACGCTGCTGCTAAGCCCTCACCGGACAGTTTGCCCTTGGTGTAATATTCTTCCACCCAAGACTTACGCCGACGCCCTTTGACACCGTTGGGATTTATTGCCTCGCCGGTTTCAACTTCAACGTGCGCGCGTGCCTCGATTGTCATTCGGTCTTGGTTTGCGTGCCCAGATGCGCCCATATCCCAGGGTGATGGGGCCACGGTAACGGCTGTTGCGGGAATGAATTTGCGGCCTTGTTTTCCGGCTTTGCGCTTACTCATGTGATCATCCCTCGTTTTGTTTATTTCGGTTGATTGCATGGCCTCACCGCCAACGCGCGACGGTTTGCCATGCTTGCGGGGTTTGGGTGATCCACCCGGCACTCTCCGCATAATCCGCCCCATTATCGCAAGGGGTCAGGCGATTGTTTGTTCGGTGTCAGGTCAAACCCCAGCCTTGCCCAACACCTCCACAGTGACCACGGCCCCGTCTGGCCCGGTGTATTTGCCGGGGGTCAGCTTGCCGTCGATGGTTGGCAGGGTCAGTCGGTGGGTGTCCACCCCATAACGCCCCCCAACGGCAAACAAAAAACCATCGCCGAAGTCAGCGCCCGTCAAAACCACATCACCTCGCACGGGTTCAATCACGCGGCGGAAGGCGATGATATGGGCACCCGATGTTTTGTGGAAATGCCAATCAAGCATTGATGTGTCATAGGTTTCCGCCATTTCTGCCTGCGCTTGGTTTTTGTCGCGATACCAAGGCTGAACCAGTCCTGACGGAACATTGCCTTTAAACCATTCCCAATCCCCGAATTGAGTTTCATTCTGCATCATATGATACCCCCATATTTTGCCCCGTAGAGGCGTGTTGCGTTGCTTGGGCTACCCTTGCCGCCCGTGGTGTCGGCTTGATGCTGTAGAGCAGCGCGTATCCGCCTGTTCCCATCCTTGGCTTACTCTTGCGATTCACCACCCCATCGGTGTGCATCCGCAAAAGCCAATTGCTTACGTTTGATTTGTCGATTTGCATATGTTCCGAAATTTGCAGCGCCGTTTGCGGGCCGTGAATTTTTAGGATTGCCGTGATTTGCAAAAACCGTTCGGCGCAGTTAACATCAAAGTTTTGATTATTACCCTTTGGAAGCCCTCGGCGATGCCCGTTGTGGTACTCCCACAGCGCCATTGCGTTGTTAGGGTCGCCGCCTGCGTAGCGATAGGCTTGGATGGTGCCGGCGCTGATTTGTGTAAGGTCGGGGGTCACGCCGCCACCTCAACCGCTTGATTGGCTATTTCGTAAATCTTGATTTTGCGGCTCCCACCAGCGTAGACGGTTTGCGCTTTCAGGTCCCCACCCGCCCCCAAATAATTCAATGCGCCCATCAACCCATTGTCGCCAACGCGGCGGGCAACATCGTCAAGCGTCATCGGCAAAAACTCCCGGCGGCTTTTGCTCCAGAACGCGGCCTTGATTTCCTCAAGCCGGGCGTCTGTGTTTTTCTTAACGTACCTCATGCTGCGCTCCTGATTTTGTGCAAAATGCTTTCGGTGATGCTCGGGCCGCGCAGAAATTGCTTGCGAAGCCTGGCGATGGTTTCCGCATAGGCTGCGTCCAATGCGCTGATTTCGACAACGCGGCGGATACCGTGCAAAATGCTGGTATGGTCGCGGTTGCCTAGCCTTGCGCCGATTGCTTGCATGGAGTGGCCAGCCTCATGGGATAGCGCGCAAACGGCAAAGCGTGGGTAAGCAAATTGGCGTTGTATTGACGGCCCGGTGATGTTGACTGGGCAAACGTCAAAGGCGCGGGCAACGGCTGCGGTGATTTGGAATACTGTGGGGGTCATGGTTTATCCTCCAACGATCTCAACAGGTCTGGGTTTACCCTGCCCGCGATATAAGCATCCCGCACAAAATCGGGGCACATCCCAGCCATGGTCACAACGGCTTGGAATTTTTTCCCGCCAAACCTAATCCATGCGTCGGCCTCAGTGCGCTCTTTTTCATCATTGCCTGTTGCGTCCAGCAATGCGCGCAAAACAACTGACTGCCAGAGAATTTGTTCTGGCGATATCATTTCATTATCTCCTCCAGCATTTTGCGACCTTTTGGCGTCAGGTTGTAGGTTTGCGTTTGGTTAATAGTTAATGCGCTTACGATGTTGCGAAACGATAGTTTCCGCATGGAGGCTTTGACATTTGCCGCGCTAAGACCCGACCGATTTGCAAGGTCCGTTGATGTGCAAGCAACAACCTGGCGGCGCGACTTATGCCAGAACGCGCGCATGGCTTTGGTTTGATCATCGTCGAGATAATATTCTGGGGTCATTTGCCAGCCGCCAATTCGCCACCGCAAGCGGCGTAGCCTGCAAGATCCACCCAGTTGTCAGCGTGCGCCGGGCTGGATTTGATGCGGGCGATTTTCAGCAGGCCCATCATCACGGCCACGTCGGTTGCACTGACTGGCGCGTCAAGGTGCGCTGACCAATATGCGGCAATGACGCCGAAGCTTTGCTCTGCTCCGCCGTATGTTGCAGCCCGGTTAACGAGGACAGCCTGCACAGCGGCGTCTAGGATTTCTTTGCGGTTCATTGTCAGGTTCCTTGGGTTGGGTTTTTATTAAGCAGCGTTGATTGCGCGATTTGCAGCTTCGATTGCTGTGCCCTTCCATGCAGTCATGGTCTGAACAACAAACAATCCATCCTCGTCAGCGCAGCAGATGTGCAGGAAGCCGTTGTCGCCAAGAACCGCAATCATGTCGTCTGCATATTCCGCAACGGTTTTCCCGTAGCCGATGGGCAGGATGGTCGGTTTGTTAAAGCGGCTCATTGTCTGGTTCCTTGCTGATGGCTTTCGCCGTTTCCTTAGGATTACCCTAGACGCTAAAAACGCGCGGGGCAAGGGGAAAACGCACCAAAACAAAGATAATCATTGTAAACACATCTTGCACAGCCGTGTTTAAGAAAGAAGGCCCTAAGAACAATAGGTTAAGTCTATCTTATTATGTTATTATATATATATATACTTGTTTTCTAACCTCAAAAACCATCCTTAGAGAAGTGCTTAAAGGGGGTAACTCTAGGGGGTTTATATATGTCTCTAGGGCTGTTTATGATTAACATGTTTACAACCGTCTTTTTTCTTTCAAAATCAAAAGATTACATCTTATCAAAGCCCTTTTCAATTCTACACATTGTGTAACACTTTGCGCCAAAAACCAAAAAAACGCCCCGAAAGGCGTTTTATTGATCGTTTGCTTAAATTTTAATCAGGAGCGAATTGTCACCCAAACCGTGACCGCCTTACCCCGATATTTTCGGCCCCGGCTTACCTCGTCAATCATCTTTGACGCCTTCATCTTCTCCAAAATCGGCAAAAGCGCAGCCGGTTTCATGCGAATACGGTTGGCCAAAACCGATATACTGCACCCCCTATCTGGGTCAATAAACGACATTAACCGCGCGGCAATCGACTCCTCCGGCCGGTCCTTGGCGTTGTCATTGGCGAACACCAACGCGATCTTTGCGTCAATCTCTTGCCGCACATAAGCAAAAGCCCAGCGTACATGCTCCGCCGTTCTGGTGCCGCCGTGGATGCCCAGAATGAAGCTGATCTTGGCAATCATCTCATAAGAACGCCGGATCATCGCCACCGATGCCTCACCCGTATGCTCGCCCATATCATCCGCATAACCGTGCAACCATGACGCAATATCTAGCAACATTTTGTCAGCCTCAGGCGTGGTTCCGATTTCCTGCATATCGCCATAATGCTCGATCCTAGCCGATCCTTTTTGCATCGCGTCAAACGCTCCGCCGTTGTAAAGCGCGGCAAGCTGGATCTGCAATCCGTCCGACAATGGCACACGCTTAAACCCGACACGCGCCTCCGGGTTAATGTCTTTTTCCGTCACAATGATCGACCGACCCACAAAGCCCTGCGTGGCGGTTTCGCCGTCCATAATTCCATCGAACGTGCTAGGCGTGGTGAACCCTACAAGCGACAAGAAGGGCCGTTCCAGCCCGTTGTCGATCATCCCTAGCATACGTTCCGCACGGGCTATGGTTGGCGCGTCACCGTCGTCCTGGGCGCGTGACAGCGCCATTCCGTAAACCTTGCGCAGATCGCGCTTGATGTCACCGCCCAGCAATAGGTGGGTATTGGCTTTGGAATAGGCTGACATAATCGCCCCGAATACCCCTTCGAGATATGCGGCACCGCCCTTCTTTTGCGCGTTGCGGATCTTGCCAAGCAAAATCCCGACTTCATCAACCAAATAAAACGCGGGCTGATGCTCGATCAGGTTTCGCATAATCTCCTGCTCCGATTTAATTGCGCCCTGCATAGCGCCGCCAATCCCCGCCGCCCGGTGCAATTCCGCCATGGCTTGCTGCACGGCTTCCTTGCCTGTAGCTGATGCCGCCACGCAAAACGCCATCATGTTTGCCGTAACCCCATCGCGGGCATCCACATGCCGCAATCCGCCAATGTTGCCGACCGATACAATTGCAGTTGCCACCGAAAGGTTTCGGCGCTTATAGCGGCATTGCCCGTCGATCCAGTTTGCAATTTCGCCCACAAAACCCGGCGGGGCTTGCAGGTCTACGTCATCAACCAAAAACGGCAGCGCTGGGCCAGGATGTTCCGGCTTGTCCGGCGCGGGTGCTTTGTAGTCAGAACCAAAGTCGTTAGCGTCAAAGTCCGAAAAATCGCTAGCGTCAAAATCCCCATCGTTCATTCTGTTTTGTCCTTTTTCGCCCATGACAAAAAGGCCGCTTGATCGTGCGCGGCCATGCCGTTAAATAATTTCGCCACAAGGCGCTTGCGGGTTTTGCTGTGCATTTCGGTCTCAGCCAAACGCAATGCGATAGCGTACAAATACGCCTCCAACTCAATCGTGTTGGCCAGCCCTGCCCACCAATGCGCGTCGTCATCGGTTGATGAAATGACGGGCAAGGGCGACCCGGCCCGACCATCCTCGATCACGGCGCAGATGATTTCAAACGCAGCAACCGGGCAGGTCTTTATTGCCTTCTCAATCGCCGCCGACATTTTCACGATTGCCGATGCAACGGGCGGCGCGGTCATTTGTTTGCCTCAAAATATGCAACCAGCTTTTGCACAACGTAAAAGGTCGGAACCGTCTTGCCGTCGCGGATGCGCGCAATGGTGCTGCGGTGAACGCCCGACCCCTCTGATACAATGTCTAGCCGCCGATCAGCCAGCGTTGCCCTGATTTCGTCAATGTCCATTTTCTTTTTCCTTTAGCGATGCGCTATATAAACGCTTCTAAGCTGCAAAATGCCGCTTGACAACCTGTTTTGCAAGCCATAAAACAACAGGGCGGGATTTAGAGCATGGCCCGCCATGCAAGCCCAATGGGCAGAGAGAGAGACAGAATGAGCCTTATGGACTCAATTGAAACGCCGCAGGATCGTGCTGTGCTGGTTACGATTTGCGCCGATAGCGGGATGGGCAAAACAAGCCTAGCCGCAACATTCCCAAAGCCAATCTTTATTCGTGCCGAGGATGGTATGCAATCCGTTGCACGCCAAAATCGGCCTGATGCTTTCCCGGTGCTGTCCGGGACTGCAATGCTTTGGGACCAACTGAAGGCCCTAATCCACGACGATCACGACTATCAGACATTGGTGATTGACAGCGTAACTGCGCTGGAACGGATGTTTTTGGCCGATGTTTTGGCGCAAGACCCAAAGGCCAAAAGCATCAACCAAGCCCTAGGCGGATACGGGGCGGGGACGTCAGCCGTTGCCGCAATGCACCAGCGTGTCAGAAAAGCGGCGGGGCTGCTCAACACAAAGCGCGGAATGCATGTTGTGTTCATTGCGCACGCAGATGTTGAAACGATGAAGCTGCCAGACAGCGACGACTATATGCGCTATTCGCTGCGCCTGCCCGCCAAGTCCCTGCCGCCATATGTCGATGATGTGGATGTTGTTGGGTTCCTGAAACTCGAAACCTTTACAAAGGGCGATGAGGGCGAACGTAAAAAAGCCTTCAGCACGGGCGACCGTCAATTGATCGTACACGCGTGCGCCGCCAACGTCAGCAAAAACCGCTTTGGCATCAATGAACCGCTGGAATTTGTGGCGGGCGTTAATCCGCTTGCGGCGGTTATCCCTGCGCTTGGCGGGGCTGATATTGTGGCTGGCGAAAGCTGGCTGGCAACAACCGAAACAACAACCGAAACAGACGGAGAATAAAAATGGCTTTTTGGGACTTATCAACAGGTGAATCGGCCACGGATGATGGCACAAAGGAATTTGACGGGGGCGGCGGAAAATTTGATCCAATCCCAGACGGCTCAAACGTTCTGGCGGTTATTGACGCAGCTGCATGGGCAAACACTCAACAGGACGGCAGCGGGGCCGAATACATCAAAGCAACCTGGTCGATTGTTAGCCCAGACGAATACGCAAACCGCAAGATTTTCCATAAAATCTGGGTGACGGATTTTGACCCGAGCGTGAAAGACGACGCAAAGGCGCTGGCCAAACGCGACAAGGCGCGCAAAATGCTGGCGGCGATTGATGCCAACGCCGGGGGCAAGCTGGGTCAAAAGACGGGCAAGCCAAGCGACGATGAATTGGCGCTGCACCTTTGTAACAAGCCAATGATTATCACGGCGCGGCTGTGGGAAGTCCAGGACCGCAACACCGGCGCGACCATTTCCGGCAACTGGGTTTCAGCGGTTGCGCCAAAATCCAAGGGCATTGATGTTAAGACGGCATCAAAGCCCAAGCCACAATCGGGCGGCGGAACCGGGCGGCGTGATTTGGATGATGAGATTCCATTTTGACCTAACCAACTAAAAGACGCGGGGCGAAGGTGGTGACCGATTGGTTTGAGTATTCAAACCGCCCCGCGCAAGTTGTTTTCAACCAAGAACAAGACAGAGGATAGGCCAACATGGAACAAAGATCAAGCGAATGGTTTGAAGCGCGCAAAGGACGGATAACGGCATCAAGCGTTGGGGCGATTCTTGGCTTTGCACCGTATGCCACCCGCGCGGATGTTATGCGCCGAATGGTGCGGAAAACTTTGGGCGCTGAAAACGAATTTCAAGGCAACATCGCGACAGAATACGGCGTCAACAATGAAGCCGGGGCGCTGATTGATTTTGAAATGGAAACGGGCCGAGACGTGCAGGCCGTTGGCTTTGTCACTCGCGAGGATTGGGCCGGGGCAAGCCCTTACGGATTGATTGGAGATCGTCAGGGGCTTGAAATAAAATGCCCGTTTGGCTTGCGCAATGATGCCGCGCCGAAATTTAAGACGCTGGCCGATCAACCGCATTATTTGGCGCAGGTACAATTTAGCCTTTGGGTGACACGTCGCGCTGGCTGGCATTTTTACCAATGGACGGCCAAGGCAACAAGCCTTGAATATGCTCTTGTCAGCCATGAATGGCAGGCGGAAAACTTGCCGATCTTGCGGCAATTCCATGCGGAATATCTGCATGAGGTTGAACACAACGCAGAACCGCACTTGGCCCCAAAGCGAACCGACATTGATACGCCAGAGGCATGGCGGATTATGGGCGAGTTTGACCAGATACAGGAGGCGATTGATCGCGCGACCGAACGCAAGGCGGAATTGATTGCGGATATGGTGCGGATCGCGGGCGATAAAAACGCTGTATTTGCAGGCCGCAAGCTAACCCGCGTGGACCGCGTTGGGTCAATTTCATACGCCAAAGCAATCAAGGATTTGCTGCCGAAAGCTGATTTGGAACCCTATCGCGGCAACCCGTCCTTTTCTTGGCAGGTGAAGTGATGGAAAGCCCAATTATCCGCGAAGTCACAATTGGGAATTGCCGCTTGATCCAAGGCGATTGCTTGGCGGTGATGCCGTTGCTTGGGAAGGTGGATGCCGTGGTGACTGACCCGCCGTATGGGATTGGGGCGGACAAAGGGAAAAAGGGTGCTATTTCATTTAAGGGTGGAAAACCCGTAGATAGGGCGTGGACCCCGCATAATTGTTGGGACTTGCAACGGCCCAAAGATCAAATCTTTCGAATGATTTTTGAGTTTGGTTGTGATTCTATTATTTGGGGCGGCAACTATTTTGCAGATTTGCTGCCCCCGCAGGGGAAATGGCTATGGTGGGATAAATGCCAAACGATGCCGACATATGGAGACGGAGAACTTGCATGGACCAATCTTAGCGGCGCAACGCCTAAAAAGTTTACGCTAGGAAATAACAAGATACTTGCGCAGCGACATGAGCGATTCCACCCCACACAAAAGCCCGTTGCGCTGATGGAATGGTGCTTAGGCTTCCTGCCCAAAGCCAAAACCGTCCTCGACCCTTTTATGGGCAGCGGCACAACAGGCGTTGCTTGCGTGAACCTTGGCCGCAGCTTCATCGGGATTGAGCAAGATGAGGGTTACTTTAATATCGCCGTTTCCAGGATTCAGAAAGCACACCAACAGGCAGACTTTTTTGTAGAAAAACCCGCGCCGTTTACACCCACGCAAGAGGGGTTTGACCTATGATCCTTCGCGCATACCAGCAAGCTGCGGTTGATGCCGCTTGGTCATTCATGCGGGGCAGCGTGTCGCCGTTTTGCATTGAGGCGGCAACAGGCGCGGGCAAGTCGCTGATGATTGCAGAACTTGCCCGGCTGATCCATGCCAGCACTGGCAAGAAAGTGCTGTGCCTCGCCCCGTCGGCGGAATTGGTGGTGCAAAACCGCGGAAAATACATTGCAACGGGCAACCCGGCCTCAATGTTTTCGGCCAGCGCCGGAGGCAAGGAATTGCGTCACCCCGTGGTTTTCGGATCGCCGCTAACCGTCAAAAACAAAATCAGCCGCTTTGGAGCCGAATATGGGCTTGTGATTGTTGATGAGTGCCACGGCCTGACGCCCACCTTGATTTCAATCATCAACGCTATGCGCGAAGCCAATCCAAACCTGCGGGTCTGCGGAATGACCGCCACGCCCTACAGGCTGGGGTCCGGCTATATTTTTCGGATGCACCCGGACGGTAAAATCAATGGCGATGATGTAGCGCGCGACCCGTATTTTGTGAAATGCGTTTACAAGGTGCAAGCGCGCGAATTGATCGACCTTGGGTTTTTAACGCCGCCAATCATCGGCGGGGTTGGCGCAACGGGCTATGACACAAGCGGGCTGGTTCCCAACGCGATGGGCAAATTTGACGCGGTGGCAGTTGATCAGGCATACCACGGCCATGGGCGCAAAACGTCTGCCATTGTCGCGGATGTTGTAGCGCAATCGCGGGATCGCCAAGGCGTCATGTTTTTCGCGGCAACCGTACGCCATGCAAACGAGGTGCTGGCCAGCCTGCCGCCGGAATTGTCTGCAATCGTGACAGGCGAAACGCCAAAGCCTGAACGCGACAAGATCCTAAAGGCGTTCAAGGCGCGGCGCATTAAATATCTGGTCAATGTGTCAGTCTTGACCACGGGCTTTGATGCGCCGCATGTGGACGTCATCGCCCTATTGCGCAAAACCGAAAGCGTGGGCCTGCTACAGCAAATCATCGGGCGCGGGCTGCGGATTGATGACGGAAAAACCGATTGCTTGGTTTTGGATTACACAACCAACCTGGCCTATCATTGCCCCGACGGGGATCTTTTCGCGCCTGTGGTGCGCGCCAACAAAAGCGGGGAAAGCGGCGGCGGAATGACGTGCGAGTGCCCAGATTGCGGCACTGAAAACCTGTTCAGTGGCAAATTGGATCTGCTTGAATATGCCAAGGACGCGGCGGGGTATTGCCTCGATCTTTACGGCGTGCAGGTGATGACCGAATTCGGGCCGTTGTCCGGTCATTGGGGGCGGCGCTGCATGGGGCTTGTGCAGACCGGGGCGCGGGGCGAATTTGATCGCTGTCAATATCGCTGGACAAGCAAGGAGTGCCCGCATTGCGAGGCAGCTAACGACATCTCGGCGCGGTATTGCATTGAGTGCAAAGGGGAGATTGTAGACCCGAATGAAAAGCTTGTGATGGATTTCAAGGCGCTAAAAAAAGACCCGACAAAGCTGCAAACTGACGAGGTGTTGGGCATGGAGTGCAAGCCGGGAATTTCGCGCGCTGGCAACGCCACGATGCGGGTTGAGTTTCGCACGCCATACAGGCAATTTGTGGTTTGGTTTCAGACCGAGGCGGCGCACACACGGGGGCAAGCCCAATGGAAAGCGTTTTGCGATGCAACCAACGAAAGCGATGACAAGCCTTCAACCGTCACATATCGCAAAAATGCAGACACGGGTTTTTTCGAGGTGATTGCATACAACAGGCCAGCGGATACCGCGCCAAACCAAGAGGTAAAACATGCTGCTGAATGACTTGCCCGCCGGGATTTTGGTTTTTGGCAACCAAGACTTTCGCGGAAAATGCCCAACTGAATCGGTTGAGCAAGTTTCCTTTTTCAATAGGCTGCGGCGCGAATACCCCAACACGTTGGGCGCGCTGGCAATCCACCCGCGAAACGAGGGGTTGAAAACCCGCGGTCAATTTTCCAGCGTGGCAAAACACGCCGCCGAGGGAATGACCGCCGGGGCGGCGGATATCATCATCCCAGGGCGCGTGTCGTTTGTCTGTGAATTAAAACGGCAGGACCGCACGCAAGGGGCTTGGCAGGATGGGCAAGTTGCATATTTGGCGGCGGTACATGCTGCGGGCGGGTTTGCGTGCGTGGCGCTGGGCTGTGTGGCCGCGTGGGATGCCCTGGAATACTGGCGGCGATTTAGTGCCGTATAGATC